TTAAGAGCGCCGACCGGAACCTTCGACGGGGTCGAATCGCCCGACGGATAGATGCCGATGATGACGCGGGTGAGGGCCTGCCGGGCGATGTCGCGCACCGCGCTCTGGTAGTAGCTCACCTCGAACTCGACGTTCTTGCGCTGGGCCAGCACGCCAAGCTCGCGCTGGGTGCGCTTCTCGTCGCGCATCGACGGGACGTTCATGATCCCGATGGCCTCGTTGTTCAACGAGAACTGCTCGACGAAGTCCAGGAAATCCATCGCCTGCAGATTATTGCGGCCGTAGAGGGTTATACGGACACGGTCGCGCATGAGCTGGTCGTGCGAGTAGGTCGTCCCCAGCGTCGGCGCGGACGTGAGCGCTCGGGTCTCCTCCGGGATCACGTGGACGGCGCCGTAGGGCGGCGGGAGGTTGTCCGGGATCAGGAAGGACGGGTACAGGGGGAGCTGATTCCCGAACGCCTCGTAGATGGCCGGCGTGTAGTTGTTCATGGCGAGCCAGATCGGCAACGAGTTCGAGACGATGAGCGCGCTGCCGTCGAAGCCTACGGGGTCGTCGATGATCTGCGACTCGAAGTCCGCGAAGATGGCGTCGCCCACGTAGTGGTGGACCCTGGCGTTGTCCTGGTAGCGCCCGCGCGCCGAGAACGAGAACCGGATGTCGTCGATCCGGCCGATGTACATGAGATACGGTCCAGCGGCATTGAGGTCTTGAATCTCGCGCTCGGCGGTAAAGATAACCCGGTTGACGGTCGCCCCGGTCGCCTCGTCCTGCCGGGCGTCGGAGGTGTAGTGCAGATCGCCCACCGCGGAGAAGATCGTGGCAGGCGTAGTCTCCGCACGCGGCGATGTATTGATGGCGACGGAGTTCAGGCGGTAGGCGTTTATGAGCGCGCTGGGGCTCACGAGGTCGTGGCGGACCCAGAACACGTAGCCATCGCGCGGCAGTGCCAAGCGGACGTATTGGACGAACGTCACCTCCTGGAAGTTGGAGATGTGCTCGATGCCCTGGTCGAGCGTCGCCTGCAGGTTGGTGTCGGCGCCGGCGGCTTCGTCTAACGCGGTCATCTCAGTCGGCCCAGGCTTCGAACGAAGTCAGATACAAACCTGTGTCGACGAAACTCGGACGCGGCCCGCCCTTGCGCTTCTTGAAGCGGTGGCTGACGCCCATAAGCGAAGCCTTGGTCGGCACGCCGGGATAACCCAGTGCGTCCATCTCCTTGTTGGTGATGAACATATCGAACATGTGCTTGATCTGCGAGGTGCCCGCGGCGATGGGATCGCTCGGGATCGGGCCGCCAAGGAGGACGGTCTCCATGCTGCCCGCCATCGCCTCGGCCAGTCCGTCGCCGATCTCCTGGCCGTGAATCTCGTAGAACGCCTCCATCACGTGATACTTGGCTTCGAGTATCTCGGCCACGTCGCCGGTGGTCTTGGCGCCCGCAGGGGGGTGCGGGCGCTTCTTTACGCGCTTGCGTTGTTGGGCTGGGGTTTCGGCTGCGACATATGGAATGTCGACGACGCCGAGATGGAGGGTCTTCACGTCAGACCCCAGAGCGTTCCGACCTTCTGCTCCAGCGAAAGGTAGCGCCGACCATACGGATCTTTCAGATGTTGCAAGTCATCCAGCGTCAGGTTCTCCAAAGACTTCGGCACCACGAGGCTGTCGCTGGTGCCCTCGTCACTAGCCGACTGGATGACGCCGGAGACGAAGTCGTTGATCTTCCACTTGGAGCGGAAGTAGGCGAAGTACGGCAGGCCATCCTTGTAGACGACCGGCGGCTGGACGTCCGGCGCGTAATTGATGAGGTTGCTCATGCCGAGGTTGTAGACGGCCAGCAGGTATTCGTTTGGCGCGGCCTGCAGGAGCTGCAGGCTCACGTAGTCGACCGCGACCTGATACGCGACCGGGATGACCGGCGCGTCGTCGGGCAGCACGAGCGCGTCGATCCCGACATACGCTCGCACCCAGGCGAGGAAGCCCTCCTGGCTGACCGGTCCGAGGCTGATCATTGCTGGGCCGCGCCCTTCGATGCATTACCGAGACTGATCACCGCCCCTTGCGCCCCTTCGGACGGCTGTCCGGCTCGGCGGTGCGAGAGACCACACGCCCTTCGGAGATGAGTTCGTGGTCATCGCCGGACGACCGCGGGCGGTCTTCTTCGACGACCTGGACGTCCATCTCGCTGATCTGCGCGACCCGGTTCTCCGCAAGCTGCTGCTCAAGCGCGCTGTGCATGGCGATGGCGGCCTTGTCGCGGTTCTCCTTGCCGCGGACGCCGAGCACCATGGCGTTGTGCTGGAGGCCGAACACTAGCTTCTGGTGCTTGACCGGCGTGTCGAGCGAATAGATCAGGCTCACCAGTTGCTTGGTGTGGTCGATCTCAGAGACGTGGACCATGCCGTAGGACGAGAGCTGCCTGACGGCGGCCTCGATGTCCTTGGTGCCCATGTCGCCGCCGACCAGGAGTATCTGGCCCCCTGCGGGGACGTGCTGGATGATCGGAGACACGCGCTCCGGTATGCGAAACTGGACTTCCCGATTCTGACGCGTCGGGTTCGCGACGTACATCTTTCCCATCTGGCTGCTCTCTTTCTGGGGATGAAAAGTTCCCCGGACGGACCATCCGTCCGGGGTAAGTTTGCGGAGGATGCCGAACGAACCATCCGTCCGGGTCCTTCAGGGGATTACTGATACGTCATCGAGATGATGGTCGTCGCCTCGCCGCGCAGGGACCACCCGGAGGTGGCGCGCAGCTCGGAGACGATGTCGATGGCACCGCCCGCGATTGGCGTGGGAATCTCGCGAGGAGCCGCCATGTCGACGAGCTGCAGGTTGCAGGCGTCGAGACCCGGCGCCAGCTTCGCGAACTCGTTGGTGTTGATCGCCCCGCCGTTGGGCTTGGTGACCTCGGGCATCGTGATGATGACCGCGTCGGTCGAGCCCGAACCCTTGCCGATGAGGGTGTCGTCGTAGCACCACATGACCTCGTCGCCGTTGGACATCAGGATTTCCTTGACGGTCCCCGCGGTCGATTGGGTGCCGGCGCCCACGCGCTGAAACTGCGTGAGCTGGACGACGTTGTACTCGAACGTCCCCAGCGTGCGCTGCGGCCCCAGGATGACGAACTTCTTCCCGATGCCGAGCTGATTCGTGCGGCTCTTGAGCTGCTGAATCTGCTGGGCCAGGTAGAAGGCCATCTGCCCGTTGTCGTAGGTAAGCACGGTGGTGTTGCCGTTCGAATCCGGCGGCAGGTTGGTGGCGGTAGCGCCGGCCGCGTTGAGCATGCCCTCGCCGTTCGCCGGGTTCATGCCGTCGAGCAGCATGGACCGCAGGAGCTGGAAGTGCCCCTGGCGCATGCCGAGGCGCTGGGCCTCTACAATGCTGACACCGCGCCGTCCCATCGCCGCGGTGTCGTGGTGGTCGTACTCCGCGCGAACGCGCAGGAGGTATGACGGCGCACTGATCTGCGAGACCACGACGGTGACCGACGGCAGTTCGTTGTATGCCGACTGTCCGGCCGCCATGCGGGTGCGCAGGTCGATGCGGTTGATGTAGGCGACGAGGTCTCCTTCCGAGAGGCGAGTCAGGGGGGCGCCTGTGGGGAGGAGGTTGAACGCGCCGGAAGCCTGCGTGTACGGCAGCAGAAGCTCCGGCATGGTGTAGTTGGGATTGAGTGTGATGTATGCCGGTGCGATGTTGGGCATCGGTGTGTCTCCTCTAAATCTGGATCAGCGCGCAGGCGCCGTTCCGGTTCCACGTGGCGAGGCCCGTGCTCGAATCATAGCTCACCGTCATGTTGCCATCGGCCGAGACCCGCAGGATCTTGCAAGCCAGCGCGCCGCCGCCGGCCGCGACCGTGCCGCCGGACGAGTAGGTGCCCGGCGAAGAGGCGGCCGCCTGGGTGACGACGATGGTCGTCGACGTGACCGAGACCACGATGAAATGGCCGTTGAAGCCAAGCCCCGTGCCGCCGGTCGAGACCACCCCGCTGACGTCGATGTTGCTACCGGCCGCGAGGACCGTGGTGAGGTCGGTGCCGACGGTGAACGTCGTGCGCCCGCCCGCCGTGCTCGCCCAGACCGCCCCGGTGATCGTGACCGCGGAGTAGGCCGCGGTGTACGGCACCAGCAACTGGTTGATGAAGTCCCAGCTCACCTGTGCGTTGGTGAGACCGCCCTGGAGCGTGGTGAGCGCCGGATCGCACTGGACCGCGATGCGGGCCAACGAGCCAAGTGGGTAGTAGTTGACGGTGCCCAGCGACGGCACCAGCGGCACCGGCGACTGCGGCGATTGAACGCCGGAGTAGTTCTGGTCGAACACCGTGAAGCCCAGCAGCGGGATCGTGCTGCTGATGCTGGTCGCCCGGCCGACCTTGGGACCGACGACGGCCTGCGGCTGGCCGGCGGTTCCGGGGACGTCCTCGTAGATGCCGACGCCACCCCACATGGGGATGGTCTCGGCGGTGGATAGATAACCCCCGCGAAGCCTGTAGCGCGTCGCGGGGTCGTCCATCGCCGTGCCCTGCACGTAGCCGTTGGACGAGGTGTTGAAAGTCCCTGCCGCGTTGGTCTGCGCATAGGGGTTGGTGGGAATGGTCGCAACCATGTGTGGTTTATCCTTTCAGTTGCGGAATGTCACGCGGCGCGATTGGCGGCGTTGGGGGTGTTGAGCCGCGTCACGTATTGCGGCGCCGACGTAAAGTCGTGGACGAACGACCGCCCCGGTGCGGCGTAGAATTCGTGCACGGGGCGATGGGTGGTCGAGTCCACGCGAACGATCTCACGAATCTCGTTGTTGGCGAGATCAGTCGGCTCCATCGCGGCGCGGCGGGCTTCCGCCAGCAGCGAGGCTTCCACGACGTCGAACGAGGCCGAATCGACCGCGACGACGGCGAGGTTGGAGGACTTCCAAGTCGGCGAGTGCTCCTTCAGCTCGTTGCACAGGCGCAAGCGGTACTCCTGCAGGGTCTCGGACTGCATGGCGCGGGGCGCATGTCGTCCGAATGCCTGGTACACCGAATCGTAGCGGGCCTGGGTGCGGCTGAGGTCCGCATGGTCCGCGTCGGTAAGCTGCCTGGGCATCGACTTCTTGAGGTTGGCGACCTCGCCCTGGATTTCGGAGATGGTGGCGGCGTCGGTGCGGGCTGCGTCGGCGCGTTCCTTCTCTTCGGCGTCCTTGCGCGCCTTATCCTCGCGCTCTTTCTTTTCGTCGGCGTCCTTGCGAGCCTTGTCGGCTTTGGCCTTCTTCTCTTCCTCGGTCTCGGACTCTGCGTCCTTCCGAGCCTTGTCGGCTTTGGCTTTCTTCTCGTCTTCGGTCTCCTCGCCCTTCTTCTCGAAGGCATCCATGCGACCGCACGCGGCGTCGGCCTTCGCCTCGATGGTATCGAGACGTTTTCCGAAGTTGTCCATGTGCGTGAGAAGGGTGTCGAGCTTCTGGCCGGCGTCGGCGTCTGCCTTCGCACGATCCTCGCGCTCCTTCTTCTCCTTGTCCTCTGCATCCTTCCGTGCCTTGTCGGCAGCGGCCTGTTCTTCAGGTGTCATGTTTGAATCGGTCCTTTCCACCGTCAAGGTGCCCGCATTTGCAGATGCATCCGCAGGCGTCAAGTTGTCGTTCTGCACGCCCGAGGGCGCTCCATCCTTGTCCCAGACGCCCCGGTCACAGATGGCAATGTGATCGAGGATGCTCGGTTTTCCTTCGATGAGGAGCCGCGAGCCGTCTTCCTGTTTGAATACCGCGTTGACGCTGAGATCGCGCCACGACACCGCGGGCGAGGTCGAGAGCTGGCGCTCGACCATCAGCTTGATGGCCGGGGCGTCGTAGACCTTGGCCACGCCCCAGACCTCGTCTCCGCGGACGAAAGGGAGGAGCACCGTGCCGACCATGCGGTCGGAGAACTCCTTGGAGTTGAGCAGCGCGCCCTTTGGGTGCTCGAAGATGACCGGCAGCCCGTTGCAGCGCGCAAGAAACTCGTCGTTGATGTAGTGCTCGGGGTCGCGCCAGACGTATTCGTTCAGCGCGTGGCGATAAGCGGCGCCGGTCCCGGTGATGCGAATCGCAAATAGGGTGACGTTCTCGTAGACCTGCGGGCTGGTGAGACGGCCATCGGCGATGGCTCGCGCCACGCCCAGCTCGTCCATGTCGATGCGGTCGAGGGCGACCTGGCAGCCAGGGTGCAGGGGGGATGGCGGTTCGCCGACCGGTGCCCATGCGTAGCCGACGTGTTCTCCGTTCAGTTTCGGCGCGAACTCGGCGTCGACCTTGGCGACGAAGGTGGTGAAGTCGACCGGCTCACTCGTTGGGCTGTCGGGTCCCGCTTGGGGTGGGGTGATTGTGCGGGTCCACTCGCGGAGTGAGCCGGTCTTGGGGTAGGCGCCAAGCTCTTCGGTTGCTTCGCGCCGTGCGCAGTCTTCCAGCGACTCCTCGCCTTCGAGGTGGCCGCCGGGGAACGCCCAGTATCCAGGAAAGTCTCCGCCCGCGCCTCGTTTGAGGTATAGGGCGTTGCCTTCGGGGGTCAGGAAGAGGATGCCGGCGGCGAGGGTCATTTACCGTCGCGCACGTTCATGGCCAGATCAGCATCTACCTTCGCCGCCTTCGCCAGCGCCACGTCGAGACGGCCGTCGGTGCGCCAGTCGGAGTCGCCGCGCCGCGCTTCTGAAAAAGCAATTGCAACGGCCTGTTTTTCAGGATAATTTTCAGAACGCAGTTTTCCGATGTTTTTTGAAATTGCGTTCTGAGAATTTCCGGGGGTTAAAGGCATGGCACGTCATCCTCAAGATTCTGGTATCAGGTCTAAGATTCTTCCGTGTGAGGAATGCAAGACACTTGTTGTTGTACGACCATATCGGTTTACCTCTTTTCGGTTCTGCTCCACAGCATGTAAAGTGAAAAATGAGTGCCAACCAGCCAAAGCAATTTGCTGCAAAGTCTGCGGGAAAGATTTCGTGGTAACAAAGTTCAGAGCATCGACCGCGAAATACTGTTCACCACAGTGCTACTACAAATCGAGCAAAGGAAGAGGAACCGTCCAATACACTTGTCGACATTGTCACAAAGTGTTTATGGATTCTCCAACCAAGAAACGAATTTACTGCAGCTCAGTGTGTGTAGCGAAGAGTTCTAAAGAAACTTGGAACCCTCGTTTTACAACTGTGCGAAAAGCAATGGCAAAAAGAGGTCTGCTAAAGTCGTGTAGAAAATGTGGCTACGACATTCATCCGGAAATTCTTGGTGTTCACCACAAGGATCGAAACCCGAAAAACAATCAGATGAAAAATCTAATAGTTCTGTGCCCTAATTGTCATTCCTTAGAGCACAAGAAACACATTACCCACGCAGGTCATAAACACCAGCATTAAGCGGCATCACGAATCTTCCTCTGGACCTCGGCCAACGCGGCCTCGCCCTTCTTCGTCAGCATGTCCGGTGGCAGTTTGCCGAGCGTGTAGAGCCAGGTGACGTAGCAACGGCAGAAGGGCTCTTCTGCCGCAGATGTGATCTGGTCATAATATCCAGCAGGCCCAGGTTTTACGAGGCCATTCTGTTGCGCCCACGAGTTTCGCATAAGGTAGACCCACTCACGGCCCTGCGATTTATTCCATTCGTAGTCGCGCTCTTTGTGCGTCTCACGAAAATTGTACCCTTGCTGCTTGTAGTGAGACCGCCATCTTCCAGCAATCGCACCACCATCAGTCGCCAGCACCTCATTTAAGGAAGCAGTTAATTTATGCCCTTGATCGATAAGGCATCTGCGTTCGGAAAATGGAAGCTGCTTCAACGCCTTCTTTAGGTCGACCTTGGCCTCGGTCTTCTGCCCCGGTGCCGCCCCTCCTTTGGGGATCGACGTCGACCACCCGGCAAACCGGCGCAGCGTCTTCTCGATGGCTTCCTGGCGGTTCAGTTTGATGAGGTCAGCCGACGCCATGATGCGGCGGTCCAGCTCGGCCCTCAATTGCGGGCGCACGCGGTCCAGCGTGAACCGCCCCACCCCCTGATGATAGCGCGCGATCTGGCCCTTCTCGATCAAGCGGCGATAGACCGCTGCCATCGCCTCACGCAGCAGTTCTTCCATCCGGTGGCGCCCGCCCATCGCGGCCTCGGCGGCCTCCTTGATGCGTTGCTGCCAGTACGAAATGCGCTCGGTGCTGTCGTAGCCGTTGGCGGTCATGTCGTCGACGGCTTCGTTGATGACGTCGTGGTAGGTCTTGGTGCGGTCGGCCATCAGAAGAGACCAACGTCCTGCAGTACAGCCGTTATCAATGCTATAACAAAAAACGCGAAACCAAAGCCCGTCCAGAACCAGCGCCAACCACTATCTCGCGCGTCAGGTTTATGCTCCGCTCCCCAATTCGCATCACGAACTTCAACCACGCCTTACCTCCACTTGCATCCGCGTAATAAAAATTCCAATGGCGAAGGTCATTTGTCCCTAAGAAGGTAAAGACGCGGACCACCGAGTGGAGGTTGGTATCCTGAATCGCCGGCCGCACGGATTTTTTTGAAGCATTCTGACCCGACATAGACTGTTTGTGCATCTCGGGTATCTACCAATGCTGGACTCTTCCCTAGAGGTTTGTCGCATGCGAAACATTTATCACGCGCAAGCCCGTCGCATAATGTAATAAGGGAATCTAGCCTACCGTCAGTTTGCCAACTCACATCAGCCACGTCGAAACACCTCCACCTGCATCCGCTTCTGCGACGCCATGAAGCTGTCGAGGAAGTCGTCGAGGAGCTGGTGTAGGTTCATTCGCTCGGCCTCGGCGGCCACAAAGTCGTGGCGCTGGGCGTTGGCGGTGAACACCTGCATCGACAGGCCATATAGCTCCTGCGCGCGCATGGAGGCGTTGATCGTCTTCTCCATGTCCTTGTCGAAGGTGTTCATGTAAAAGTCGCCGCCGCAAATTTGGCTGCAACACGCGCTTGCGCAGCTAAACACATCCTTGCGCGAGTGGCTGCTGATTTGGTTTTACCTTTATGAGCCTGTGACATTTTCGCGCGAGTTTCCGCGCTATGTACGCGACCAAGCGCTGATTGCCTACACCGCTCACGAGTCTCTGGCGTCCGCATTGCTTCAGTAATAAGCCCACGCAGCTTGCTGTTAATCGCCGCACCACGACGTTTATGCGCGGTCGACATTTTTGCTAAAGCTTCCGGCGTTCGTTCTCTCCCCGTGTTCTTCTCCGAAATGCGCGCCCGCGATTCTGCGTTCAGCTTCTTACCGGGACGACCTTTCTTTGCCAGACTCATCTGTTTCCGTGACTGTTCGCTATGGATAAGCCCGGCAACGCCCTCACCGCCATCAGTCAAGTTCACAAGCGGACCACCATTTGTTTCGCGTCCAATTGCTGCAATCAACGCAACTTCAATTGCAGCGGCTTCCTTGAAGGTCAAACCTTCACGCATTTTTACAACAGGAACCGCGCCCGCAAACTTTTTGATAATTCTATTCAGATGAATGTTGGTCTTTGAACGAAAATGCTTCTTCCACCGATCTCCTTTTCCAAGACCGACATAGCATGGTGCTCCTGTTGGTCTGAAGATCACATAGATGTAGAAGCCACGATCAACACTCATCTTGAAGCAACACGCCGCGCAGGCAAACGAGAAACGGATGCCGACAAATCATCTAGCGCCAACCTAAGCCTTGCTGGCTGAGAATCTGTAGCCGCGAACGGTCGCGCCTCTTCAGGTTCTTTGAGCGCCGTTTCTGGCTGATAGGAAGCAAGCGCTTCCCAATCCAGCACAAGCGGCGTTTGAAAAAGCATCTGGTTCTCGTTCAAATTATCCGCTGCCCACCGCAATAGCGTTGCTTTATTTTCAGGATCAACCGCAGGAAGGATCACTTCAACAAATGCAATAATCGCACGCAGTCGGACGTCGTCGACCTTGATCTTCTCGGACTCCGGCTCGGTCAGCAGCGAAGGCCACAGCGCGGTGAAGTTGTTCTTCCATTCGGTGAACGCCACCTCGTAGTCGACATTGCCGAAATCGTCGGGGAAGTCGCGCTGGATGGTCTTGTAGAACCCGGGCGACCAGGCGCGGTGCATGACGATGGGATCGAAGAAGTCGTAGAGCGGCTGCATCTGCTCGCGCACGCCGTCGATATACGAGGCCACGTACTTGGCGTCCTCGGTCCCCTCGCCGAAGCCCTCCGCGAAGGTCTCGGCGTTCAGGATGATGGCGGGCATGTCGGCCGCGGTCGCGCAGTTCTCCAGGATGTCCTTGCGCGATATCTGCATCGCGTTGTTCACGTTCTGCATGTTCAACGTCTCAATCTTCTCATCGATTTCGATGGAGAGGACGTTGTTGGTCTGCGCTTCCTGCAACAGGGCGCGCTTGACGCCGGCCACCGCCTGCATGATGCGGTCGATGATGGCGCCGGCGCCCTTCATCATGGCGATGAGCAAGCCGGCCTTGAGGCTCACCATGTCGTCGGCGACCATGGTCTGCACGAACGACTTCAATGGGAACAGCGCGCGCTGGTAGACCGAGCGGCCAACGAAGCCGAAGGCCGACGCGGTGTATTCGATGTAGAGGGGGTCTTCGTTGAGGATGCTCACCGAACGGGAGCGATGGTAGAGCGTGCCTTGGACGCTGATCGCCTGGGCCTTCTGGAAGTCCGGCGAGTTGGGATCTTGGTTCAATACCAGCGACCCGGCGGTGTTCAGTGGGTCCAGCACGTTGAAGCTGATACGCGGCACGTCCGGGAGCTTCTTGTAGTCGACCGGCTGGCCCGCATCCACACCGGGAATGACCAGCGTACACGAGGCAATGCCGTATATGCGCGACAGCCGCATCGTGTTGAAGATGTGCTTGTCGCAGCCCAGCGCCTTCCAGTGCTTCTGGAACTCGGCGATCACCCGCTCCTCGGGCGAGCCCGGAACCGCGATCTCTCGCTTCTGGCTCATCGCCATCGAGATTGGAGAGTCGGCCATTTTCTTACCTAACGGGTGGTAAGAATATATCGTTTTTGCCGTTTGATATGACGGCGATGCGCCCGGCACGATCTCCTTGCACATCAGCAACTGCTGAAGCGAGGTGCCGAGGGCCGAGCCGTTGAGCGCGAGCTGGCTCATCCGCCAAACACCCAGTACGCGAACGTCATCACCCCAATGACTCCGGCCACGCAGCCGCAGAAGGCAGAGACGAAGAGGGTCACCCAGGAATTCAAGTCATTGCTCCTTGCGTTGCGCGGCGACGCACTCCGCGCCCGCTGCCCATCAATAGGTCGGCCGTGAGTGGCCGAATGAACTCTGACCCCGTTACCGGCAAATCGACGCGGCGGCGCGGACGCTCGGCCCACTTCTCCACGAAGCATTCGGTTTCAAGCCGCGGCTTGTTGTGGTCGATCTTCGACGACTCACCGAGCGGCCTGTACTTTCCACTGCCCGACATCACGTTGAAGATCGTCACGTAACTGACCCCGAACAGTTCGGCGAGCTGGCGATAGGTCTTGTATTCCGGAGCGCTTTTATACAGCCACCGGATCGCGTTCGCCTCGTCCTGCGTCAACTGCTTCAAAACCCGTCCCGATCCCCGAGTGCGATGGCCAGGCCGTAGCAATAGGTGTCGAGCAGGTCGTCCTCGCGCGAGGCATCCTTGTCGCCAATGCGAAAGCCCACGACCTGACCCAGGAAGTGGTTGCGAGACGTGCCTTTGTAGTTCGTCACCTTGTCGTAGGCTTCCCTGCAAATCTTGACGAGGCTCTGGTAGTGGTAGCCGGAGACCGATATCGCCCGCTCGTCCTTGCCGACCGCGGTCAGCTTGGAGTCGATGGCCTGCACCGGCCACCCCCTGCGCATCCCCTGCTGAAGCAGGATCGTTCCAGATGCCTTGTCTTCGATGAAGGCGCCGAGCGATCCAAAACGTGCTCCACAGTCCCTGGCGAGGAGTTCGAGCCGCTGAAACACCGCCGGCAACCAGTTCTCCAGCAGCGCGCCCTCGATCTGCTCGATGTCCCAGTCGAGGACCACGAGCGGAAATCCGCTGTGCTTTGTGCGGGCGAAGAAGGTGACCGCGGTACCATCGTTTTCGGTTTTGGTCTTGATGGCAGTGTCGACAACTGCAAACACCGCATCACAAACAGTCGGCATCGGGACCGGCTCGCCGTCGATGAGCAGCTTATCCCGCGAGAAGAAGGCGGCGCCCGACCAATCGACGAACTCGGCGAGATATTCCTGCTGGAAGACAAGCGGGTCGTTGGTCCTGCGCTCGTTCTCGAACTCTTCTTCGGAGACCAAGGGGTTCTTGTTGCTAGGGGCATGGTACTCGACAAAGCCCAGCTCGGGGTCGGTGCAAGCCTTATAGAACAGGTTGCCGGGGTCAATACCCTTCGGCGTGCTGCAGAACATCGCCTTGCCGCGGCGAATCAAAAGCGTTGGGCGAATCGACTTCTTCCAGATGTCGATAGAGACCACCGGCTTGGAGAAGGATACCTCGTTCCACAACGCTATGTCGTATTCGCGTCCGCGTCCGGCCAGCTCGTTATCGTTGGTGTGCCAGAGGTCGATGACACCACCGGTCGTCAACTTGATCAAACCCTCACTGCGACTCGACCGCGTGCACAGGGGGGCCAGCATCTCGTATAGCGCATCGAACGGCTCGGTGAGCTGCTTGTACTCCGGCGCGAACAACCCGGCGGACTTGCCCTTCAGCGCTGCGATGGCTGCGATGACAATGATCAGAACGTCCTTGCCCCAGCGCCGTCCGCAGCGGATGGCCTTGAAGCGTCCCGGCAGGTTGAAGGCTTTAACCTGATCCGGATGCAGGGTCGGGAGCGTTATCTTTGTGGGCTTCGCGTCGGGGTCTTGGGTGAAGCGATGCAGTAACTCGTTCATCAAACCCCTAAACTGTGATGCCTGCAAGATTCGAACTCGCGGCTGGGTCTCTTTGCTTGGCAGAGCGAGACCTAGTCTTGCTGCCACTCAACCTTTAGCCACTCGGTCAAGGCAATTCTGTTGTGTTTACTCCGGCATCTCCGGCAGCCCACCCTCGACGATCACCTTGGTCTGGCTCAACGACTGAATGGCGATGGCCTGGAGCTTCGGGTGGCAGTAGGGGGCCATGTCGACGGCGACGGCTTGGGA